GAAAGACTTGCGTGAGCAGGAGTTGAATTTCTTGGTAGCTAATGAGAACGGACACAAGATGTATCGACACTTGACCACATGGAAGAAGTTACATGACGAGGATGGCAAGCTGGCAAACGCGGCTTGTGACTACGTGATTAACCTCATGCTCAAAGACCTCGACCCGACTGAATCAGTTATCGCTATGCCTCGCTATCCACAGGGGCACAAGATGGCGGGTAAGGTGATGGGCTTGGTTGACGAGCGATTCCGTGGCATGAACTCCAAGCAAGTGTTCGACATACTCAAGCAAGAGAAAGAGGAAGGCGGCAGCGGAGGTGGTGACGGCGGAGAAGGCGAAGGGTTCGATGACCACGATTGGCAAGATGCCAAGGACATGACCGAGGAGGAGAAGAAGGAACTTGAACGCGAGATTGACCAAGCGATTCGTCAGGGCGTCATGGCACAACAAAAGATTGCGGGTAGTGGGGCAGGTGGACTCGACCGCGAGCTTGCCGAGTTGCTCGAACCCAAGGTTAATTGGCGTGAGGTACTGCGCGACTTTGTGAAATCAATCTGCAATTCCAAGGACGCATCGTCATGGCGCAAGGTTAATCGTAGGTTCTTATCCTCAGGCGTGTACATGCCGACGCTAATTGGTGAGAAGGTTGGTCACTTGGTTATCGCTATCGACACATCGGGTTCGGTGGGTGACGAGGAGTTGGGTGAGTTCTTATCTGAGGTTAAGGGTATCGCGGAAGAAGTAAACCCTGCATGTGTGGACTTACTGTATTGGGGTAGTTCGGTGGTTGGGCATGAGACCTATGGTGATGGCGAAGCCGCCAACATTATTAACTCGACTCGACCCAAGGATGGCGGGGGCACAAGCCCAAGCTGTGTATCCGAGTATCTCAAAGAGAAGAACATCAAGCCCGAGTGCGTCATCATCCTGACCGATGGTTGCGTGGGTAATGACTGGGGTAGCGAGTGGACTGCACCTACGCTGTGGTGCATTGTCGGTGACTACTTTGATGGCGAAGCCGCCAACGGCAAAACCATTCACATCAAGAGCTAACAAATGTTAGGAGAGAACATGAAACGATACAGAGGAGTGGTGGTATTCAGATACTACAAAGCGGTTGAAGTAGAAGCCGAGGACGAAGACCAAGCGAACGAGCTTATGTATGCCGCCTTTGAACGTGGCAACGCAGATGGCGAGAGTGAAATTTTAGACTTTGAAGAAATCAAGGAGTAATCAAATGAGTATTAGTTCATCAGCAGTGTTAGTGGAGTTGAACATCAGTGTGTGGCCTGCATCCAAGCTGGACAGGGAAGTAACCGACAAGGTGAACACGGACGCATCAGCAGTGCGTGGTGCATCGCAGACAAAGAAGAATCTGTTTGCGGGTACTAGCCTACGCAAAGACATATCAGACTTTGCCGCAAGGGTTCGTCTGTATCACAACAAGCACACGTTGCCGTGGGCTGACAAGGGCGAGCGCATGTTGCCGACCAAGTTGTTCATGGAGTACAAGCAAACCATGAATGGGTTCGAGCAGACATTCAACATGATGTGCAACAACTTCTACATCGAGTACCCGCGTCTTGTTACAGAAGCACCTACCAACTTAGGCACTATGTACAAAGCCGAGGACTATCCTGAGTTGGAAGATGTGAAGTTGAAGTTTGGGTTTCGTCGCACAGTCAAACCTGTACCCGAAGCTGGTGACTTTCGCTTGGACATACCAGCGCATGACTTAGATGAAATGCGCGATGAGTTCTTGAAGCAACAAGACAACAAGTTAGCCGAGGCTATGCGTGAGCCGTGGGACAGACTGCACGAAATGTTAGTAGGCATATCCGAGAAGTTGACTGATGTGGAGGGGGATTCCAAGAAGCGGTATCACGACACGCTTATCTCTAACCCAATAGAGCTATGCGGATTGCTGACCAAGCTGAACGTGACCAACGACCCCAAGTTGGAGGAAGCACGTAGACAGTTGGAGTTGGCTATGCTTGGTGCAAACATAGAGACCATCAAAGACTTCGCGCCTGCGCGTAATGAATTGAAGTCCAAGGTGGACGACATCCTCAAGCGTTTCGAGTGGTAAGAACATAACATTTGTTAGGAGCATGACATGAATACATTAGAACTGAACAACGTAGAACCGAGTGACAAAGTGGCGAAGGAAATCAAGGAACGTGGCCGGGAGTTGACGAGTGTGGATAAGCTGATAGACCCAGTGGTGCAACGGCTGGCTGTGCTTAATCCTTTGTGGCAATTCGTGGTGGAGAGCACAGGGTACGACAACCATACTGAACCACCAAGTCTCAAGGCAGTGGAGTTCAAAGTAATTGAAGCTGGAGAAGTGCTGGGTACTATCGGTAGGAACTATCACGGACGCGAGTATGTAATTGAAATCTCCAATCCACGTATTGGTAACGAAAGAACGCGCGGTGGTGGGTACAAAACTAAGGATGCGGATAAGGCTATCTTGAAAGCCAAGAAGATGTTCTTCAAGCTTAAGCCCAACGAGCGTATCGAGAAAGCTATGAAGGATGCGGGAAATGCCATATACCAACAGGCACGTAGAAAGGAAAGGGAAATACACGACCATAGAAGTACCATACACGGTGCCGCTAGTAAGTTCATCATGGGAACTGGCTTTCCTTTGTTCCTCGACCACATCAAAGAATGGCATGAAATTGATCGCAACCGAATCAACAAAGCTATGGCAGAAAGTAACCGTATAGGTGAGGAGATGCTAACTATTGAGAATGTCAAGAGCCAATTCGAGGCGGGTAAGGCCGCGCTTGTCATTAAAGATGATGGTAAATACCTAGTGAAAATGGGTGACGCTATCCAACTTTTTAATGATAATACGCTCCCCGAAGATATGAAGGGTAAGTTGGGTATGCTAAAACTTGTGGAAGCCGAGACGTTCATAAGCAACATGGGTTGCCGTATCAGCGACGAGGTGTTTGTGGTAGTGATGGGCGACGAAGCCTAACAAATGTTAGGGAGATAACATGAAAACAATCATCCATGTAAATCAGCACGTTGTTAGAGCCAACGCAAAGAATGGTACGAACGACCCTGTGCTGACAGTCAAGGACTATAAAAGCAATAGATACGCGCATAGCGTAGACATCAAGGGCGTGAGCCGTGTTGTGTATAGCCCTGACAAGCCACTGTCATGCGGTGCTAAGGTGTGGATTGAAACCCAAGCCGAAGTGGAGGTGGTGTGATGTGGGATGTAGCTGTAACTTTTATGTTGATGTTCTTTGGTGCGTTCACTGTGATTGCATTCGGTGCGATTCTCATTTGGGCGTTGTATGTATTTCAGAAGGGAGTTGATGATGAATGAAGAAGACGAAGCATTCAACGAGATTGAGCGCAGAAGCAAAGTAAAGCAGACGCTAGTTAAGGCGCAGTTGGATAAGCCAAAGCGTGAGTGGGTAGGGCTGACGGATGCTGATTGGAAAGAGCTTGCGTACGATACTGAATTTTTTGCTGGTGCGGCGTGGGCAGAAGCCAAGCTCAAGGAGAAGAACCATGTATGACGATGGACTCCATGCTAAGGCATCAGACTATGCCAGCAACCGCAGAGATGGTTACCTTGCACAGATGCAACTTGGCAAGGTTAAAAAGAAAACCCAAGACGAACTGAATTGGATTTGGGTGGCGCATTACGAAGGCTACAAAGAAGGGTATTGGACAGCAACAAGTGACGACCGCTATACAACAGACCCTATCAAACTCAAGGAGAATAACATATGACTTGCCCACCATGCACACATGACTGCGAACAAGGTAAAACTTGTCCAGCAAAGAGTAAAGATGAAATTAAATTTGGTGACATTGTGCAAGTCAGTCCCGACAAAGAAATGTTTGGCGCTTGCATGGTGGTGGTCACAGAGGTAATGAGTTGGGGCATACAAGGGTATGTTCAATCTGCTGGTGTAGAAGGACAACAGTACATCCGACTTGCAAACGATGATTTTGAGTCTACTGGCGGTAAAGCTGTGTGGGTTGTAGGGGAACAAGCATGACACAAGATCAGATTATTCAAATGCTGCATAACGTGGTGGCAGAGAATCAAAATTTCACCACGTGGACAGTATCAACGCCGCATTTAGTGGCGCTGGTTCATCATGCCATTGCAGAGGAACGTGAAGCCTGTGCAAAGGTGGCTGATGGCTATGTTGGCGCAGACCCTATTGCAGATGCCATCAGAGCAAGGGGACAAGCATGAACAGAGAACACATTATTTTCATGGCAGACGCATCGGGCTTATCGCTTTACGGCATGGGCAAAGACAGGGAGCAGTTTATTGACTATCTTGAATGCTTCGCCGCATTTGTTGCATCTGCCGAGCGTCAAGCAATTCTTGGGCTTGCTGCACAGCGCACATGGGTAGGGCTGACGGAGCAGGAAATCAAACCTTGTTGGTATGAAGCCTGTCAAACAAACCTTGAACTAACTTCACAACTTGTCGTTTATTTTGCCAAAGCCATTGAAGCCAAACTCAAGGAAAAGAACAATGGATGCTGAATATTGGGTCAACATGATTATTTATGGCATGGTCTTTGCCTGCGTATGGGTTCTTTTAAATGCTTGGATGGACACATGATTGACAAACTCATTCTCAGTGCAGTGCTAGGCACAGTAGGTTTCAATGGGTTATTCCCTGACCCACCAACACCTTTGACATTGCAACAAAAAGCAAAAGAAGCATCCAAGGGCGCTGTGTGTGATAAAAAGAAGCAAAGTAAGACAGTAAAACAGTTATGTAAACGATGGGGGAAAGAATGATTGAACAGATCAAAACATTTTTTGGGAGAATGCGTGGCTTGCATGGGCAACGCAAAGTGGTAGTAGAGGAAGGCTTGATGTGGCGTTGTACCAAATGCCATTTCATTTTTTTAACTAAGGAAGAAGGAGAAAAGCATGATAGTGAAAGAAATTGTTGAGAATGAGAACGGCACAATGACCATCATTTGTGACTTTGAACCAGCAGAGATACGCGCCTGTGTAGAGGTTGGGTTTTTAAAGCTACTTAAAGATTACATAGATGAACACGCACCATTCCATCAAAGGAATATAGATGCTGAAGCCAAAGAAGCGTGAGTTGACCAAGAACGGCAGAAGCGTGAGCGCTAAATTAACGCAGAGCGAGTACGACGAGTGGATAAAACTTGGTAAGGGTAAGTGGTTAAGAGCGTTCTTGAAAGACAGCCGATTTGAAAGGAAAGCAAATGACGGAGGAAATTAAAAAACGAAAGGGGCGAGGCCCGAGTAAGAAGCCGACCCTCTTCAATACGAGCTTGCGATTACCAAAGCATGTGATGGATTACTTCAACACTTACTATCCGTATTCAAAGCAAGCCAAGATTCGTGAAGTTTTAACCGAGTATGTAAACAGCCAACAGCAAGGAGCTAACAATGGCAACAGCTAAAAAACGCAACACAAGCCGCGCCGCAAAGATGCGCGAGTACTTCACCGCAAACCCAACAGCTACACCTAGCGAGGTAGCCAAGAAATTCAAGACCACGTACCAAATTGCGTACATGGCTAAGAAGAGTATGGACAAGGAAGTATCAGGAATGATATACGAACTTACCAAAGGGCGTAGAGCGGCGGCGCAAAAATGGGAAGCAATTGCATTCACTTCAAGCGACACACCAATCACAATGGAAGAGCCAACCGAAGACCCAGTGAATCACCCTGCTCATTACAAGGTAGGTGGTATGGAGACTATCGACTTCATCGAGGCGAAAGATTTATCCTATCACTTGGGTAACGCTGTGAAGTA